TCAGTCATTTTAGCAATAAAAAAGAGGGGAGTCAACTGGATTTTGCCAGTATCCCCTCGTGGCATAGCGCCGACGATATTCAGTTCTATTTAGAACCAATCTTTACGTTGATGATGCTCTGGGACTATTTTCCCAAGTACGATCCGTAGAAGTCCGTCTTCAAATGTGACTTCCCTGATTTCTGTGTCGTCGGATAAAGTCCAGACTCGTTTAAAACTTCTTTGAGCCAATCCCTTGTGGACAAAGGTCTTGTCCGACTCTGTATCCTCTTTTTGTCCTTCGACAAAAAGTTTTCCATGCTCCGTGAATACATTAACTTCTGCCTTTCTAAATCCTGCAAGAGCAATCTCTAAATGAGATTCAACATTATTTACCTGAATAAGGTTATATGGGGGATAATTTGATGTAGTTTCGTGAAGGGCAAACAGACGATCAAAGTATTCGTCCATGCCAATACTGTGCTTAGTGATCTTGTCCATCAAGGCAGGAAGATCCGCAGCAGAATACCTCTGAATGTTCATTATTGTAGCTCCTTTAAAAGCGAGTTTGTGTTGTGTGGACCCTTTCGGCATCCAATCATATTTATATCACAAAAACAAAAAAAGAGGAACGGTAATAACCGAACCTCTTTATAGGGTGTTCCGAATGTAAAGTGTGCCGCACGAAAAGCACGGAACTATTTATTCAGCAACACTGGTTTTTTTGCCGATGTTATACTTGGTTTCAAGTTCCCACTCATGCTTGTCCTTAAACGACAAGACCTTAATCTGATTAAGAGGGGCGATATCTCTAATACTATCAACCGTCTTTACAGTAACAAGCCCCCAGTCAACTAGGAGTTGAGTAATTCTGTTTCTACGCTGGACATCATTGATAGTAAGATTTGCTTTCTTACCATCAAGGGCAAAGAGTTCTTTAAAGTGAACAATAAAGTATCTACCTTGCTTATGTAGAATGTGACAAGACTGATACAGTTTTTTCTCTTTACGAGATGCTACGCCAATTCTGGTTAATGTTTCTCTGACCTTCAAGAAATCATCAGGCTCATTCAAAAAAACTTCAACCATCTTATCAGGGGCCCAGAGGTATTCGGGCTCAGTCACAACGGACATTATTTTACTCCTCCAGTATCAAATTTCAATCTAATGTATTCAAGTTGGTCTTTAGTTAAGATTTTCAGTGCCTGTTCGGCTTTACTATTACTGTAGTTATAGTATTTCTTGACGAGTTCGAGGTCTTTGATCTTATCTTTTTTTAACCAGGGTGAGAATCTTTTTCTCTTTCTCACAATATTTAGATAAAACTTATACTGTAGGTACTTATCCAGTCCATGACTGAGATTCATCTCATTAGCGAGCATGACTGTATCAAGATGTCCAGCCATACATTTGTTGATGATGAATGGTGCATACTTTTTAATTGCCTCAGGATCTTCTTCAGTTAGATCCTGCTTGTTTTGGTTGATCGAGTTTAACCAGTCTTTCAGTTCCAATGTCTAATCACTCCGCTAATAATGAAACAATTAGTGATAAGGTAAGAGAAAAATATAAAAGTCCGTACACAAGCCACTGTGTCCGCTTCTCTGTTGTCATTGCCTTGCTTCTCCCCCAGTGCTTTTGCCCAGATTCTCCATATACGCCTTCTTTTTCTCACAGGTCTCTTACTTTGATAATGTTTGGGTTCGTAATAAACATTCATTTGAAAACTGCCGTAACGCCAACTACTTGTGCGCCAGGGTTTCGTGCTAATGCCACTTGTCGAGCATCTTGATAATCGCGGGCGATTACTGTTTCCTTAAATACCGTTCCCGCTTTGAATAGAGTTACTTCACACTTCATCGGATGATGTCAATGTCAGCACCTTTTGTCCAGATCTCTGGTTCAGTTCGGAGTCTTCCCTCACTGACCAACTTGTTATATCGCTTGGTTGCCTTCTTCTTCCAGATAGCGATCAAGTTATCGAGTTCGTAATCATCGTATCTAGGGCCTTTTACTGGGACTGTCTCTTTACCAGACAGTATCTCCCTAACATTTGAATATCCGTAGTCGCAGATATAGAATCTCTTCTGCTGAGTAAGTGTCTTAGCACGATCCATCACTTCAGAGAACGTCTTTAACTTCTCAGCGTCCTCAAGACTATTCTTGATGATGGAAACCATTCGATTCTGACGCTTCAGCTTTTTACTAGATGCTGTATCAAGCGTCAGTTTCTTGTTGTTATTCCTGACTATGAAATATTTATGCATCCGATGAAATTCGGTGTCATGCATAAGGGGAGTAAAGTCAGAAACAGTGTCTCCAATATGCCTGAGGAAGGGTTTAAGTCCATCGTACTGTGAGACCCCCTTAGCAGTCCCGTAGAGCGACGTTGTTTCAAACCAGCAGATATCCTTCTGGAATCGACTAGAGACCGCTTCACGGGCGAAATGAGAGGCACACATGAGCGCCAGGAGTTTACCACCCAGATAGTTGAATCCAAAGGGTTGAGTGGGCACGATAATGAACCCCATGCAAGCATGGCGGTTGAAGATCTCAAGGTCTGGTGCTCCACCAAGGTAAATGTTCCTTGGTTTAGAGTTGATCGTCGGAGATCCAAAGCGGATGAATCCCACAAACTTACCAGTATTTTTCTCCATCACAACCCACTTCAGTTCCCGACCAGGAATGCTGTCCTCAATGACGTGAGAGGCCACAACACCCAAGAGTTCGGAGAAGTAATCATTATCCAGACCACCAGGACCAACTGGAATAATCTGAAAGTCCATATCTTCTGGAGACATAGAGAAGTCAGAAAAGAAAGCATCCTCCAGTTTCTCATCAAAAAGAGTGGGGGTGATATTACTCACCCTATCCATCTTCACAGAACGAAAGTAGTTTTCAATCTGGTCAATATCTTGGAAGTATGCGATGAACTGATCTGCAGCCCATACAGCATCTTCTGGAGTCAACTTCATCATAACAAATCAAAGTCTTTGCAACGGGGGAGTTTGTTCAAAACTATGAAACATTCCAAAGAATGCAATGGTCAAACGATCATCAGTATCCATTGTACCATAGGTTTGTACTCCGTGATAGGTTTGATTGTTGAATAACATCATCCTATTATAAACGTTCTCAACATTTACAGTCTCATCAAAATCATCATGGCACCGATTATAGGCCTTAACAAAAATATCGTCAGGAACATCTTCTTCTCGGTGATGTCTATACTTGACATCATTTGCTTCATCATCGACAATATGATGACCATACTTCAAACGATAAATTGAAGTTCCAGTATCTTCTACTGGATTTTTATCAAGAAAAACAATTCCACCAAAATCAACAGTTCCATCCACATGAACCCATCCTCGGTTTTTGGGATGCCATTGATCTTCATGACGAGCAGGACATTTCTGAAAACAAGAATACAATCTCCAGTCAACAATTTTATCGAAATAAAATAACCTTCCAATTTTTTCAGCAATAAAGCGATTTAAGTCTGGATGAATGTCACCTAAAAGATCGGTCCTGTATCCAGGCCACCGACCATCTGTTTTCTTAAATTCAAATTGCTTTGATTGTTCTACAATCCTGTCTGGTTCTTGAAAGAAATTATCAATAATTGTTATAGGATACATTACTTAAACTCACACTCCACCATAATTTCAGTCAGTGCAGCAAGGATATTAATTTCCTGATCTGCCGCGAAAGCCATTTGATACTGGTACTTTGCAATAATAAGAACTGCTGCAGCAAGACTAGGACCATCAACACTGGTACTAAGGCCATCCCAAACACGGCGAAGAAGAGGGCCTGGATCATTATCAAGATTAGACACAACCCACTTGCGAACAGCAGTAAAGTCTTTGCTAGCGAGTTTCTTAATAAGATCATCAACGGACGCATCCGAGAAGGACGCGAGGATGCCAGAGTCAATTTTTCCAACACTCGCGTATCGTTGACACTCATTTAGGACTCTCCTCCAGTCTGGGAAGTGTTTTTGGACAAGTTCAGCAAGTACTCTTTGATCGAATCCGACGCCCTCCGCATCCAGGATGTCCTGTAGACGCTTGAAGAAGGATCCTGCCAGTGCGGCTTTTTCTTTCCCTTTGATCGAGAAGTCAACGACTGCACATCGCGAGTGAAGGGGTTCAATGATTCGATTTTTGAAGTTGCAGGTGAAGATGAATCGACAGTTCTTAGCAAACTCCTCAATAGACGCCCGTAGGAGGAGTTGTACGTCGTTGGTTGTGTTATCTGCCTCATCAATGATGATGACTTTGTGTCGAGCAGACGACGTAA